CAGAAACATCACCTGAAGCATCTATTGTAGTTACATCAAGAGTAGTTACATCAAGAGTAGTTGCCGAGATAGAGTCAGTAACAGTCAACTTTTGGAAGGTCACTGAATCAGTAGTTCCAACATCTTGCCCGATACTGATAACACCAGTGCCGTTAATGTCCACACCAGTTCCACCACTAAAGACTGTGCGGATACCGTCGGAGTTTGGACCAACAAAAGTGAATTGTCCATTCACATTATTATAGCTTAATCCGGCACCGAATGTTGCGGTGTTAGTTGCAACACTAATTGCACCTCTTGCTCTAGCATTGGTAAAGTAAAGATAACTCGCATTCTCAGTAAGGTTAGCAGTAGTAAATGGATCAAGTGAAATGGTATCAGAGAAATTACCACTTGGTGTTTGGACAGTTAATAAAGCAGTTGTATCATTATAGGATACTCCACTTACACCACCAACATTCGTTAATCCAGAACCATCACCCTTAAATGCTGTTGCTCTAACTGTGCCTTCAACTAATAACAGATCACTGTCTGTGTTATAAGAAAGTTTAATGTCACTATCTGTGCCAAAGATTAACTGAGAACCATCTGTGAATGTAATAGTTCCATTGTTAGTTACAAAATCGTCACTATCACTTCTAAGATACCTATTAGCAGCAATGCCACCAAGAGCATCTGCGTTGTTTGCCTGACCCGGATCAATCCTAGCATTAATATAGGTAGAATCAACAAAGTCGAGAGCATCAGATTCAAATCTTACCCTAAAGTTTACTAAATCACCGTCAATAGTACCTGTTAATACAATAGAACCAGCAGCTAAGTTCTCAGTGCCGAGCGTCCATCTATTACTAGTCTCATCCCAAATAAAGGACTTAGTGGCAGAGTCGCCTCTAATAACTTCAATGCCAGCATTCTCAGTTGGAGTGCCAGAAGTAAAGTTACTATTAAGACTAATAATATTGTCAGCGAGATTAATTGTTTCAGTATTAACAGTAGTTGTAGTTCCCTGTACTGTAAGGTCTCCTGCAACCCTAAGATTACCGCCAACATTCACACTATCTGAAGTTTCAATAGTTCCGTTTACATAAATTCTAGAACCACTAGTATTTAATTCAATATCACCATCAACAGTCATATTGTTAAACTGAACATTGTCTGCAGTCCCTACAGACTGACCGATGCTAATCTCTCCAGAATCATCAATCGAAACTCCAGTTCCACCGCTGAATACTGTTCTAATATCAGCAGAGTCGGGACCAGAGAAACTAAACGAGGAGTTTAGACTATCATAAGTCAACCCAGACTTAAATGTTACATTATTGGAATCTACAGAAAGTTCAGTAGGATCAAGAAGTTTAATCCAAGCAGTGCCATTCGAATAGTATGCTACATTCTGACTCGAAGCATAAGCGAACATACCACTATATGTCGAAGCACTCGGGAAAACACCAGCAGAATCAAATGTATTTGCAAAGTAAAGTTTACCTGTTGTTCTGAGGTCTTGGTCTGTTAAGTCCCAATAGTCACCTGTCTCATTCCAAATAAAGGAACGATCAGATTCAGCACCTCTTTCAACAACAAACCCGACATTCTGAGTTGGCGCTCCAGCATGAGTATAATTTAATTTTGGAAGTCTTGCGCCAATGTTTAAAACAGAGGATGCAATGCTAGTTGTGGCACCGTTAATAATAAGTGTGTCATTGATTGTTACATCATTGAATGTTACATCGTCTGTAGTTCCTACTGCTTGTCCGATGCTTACAATACCAGAGTCACTGATAGAAACACCTGTTCCACCACTAAACACTGCTACGATGTCTGCAGAGTCTGGACCATCAAAACTTAATTGACCAGTTACACTGTCATATGTAAGACCTGCATCGAATGTTACACTATTTGTTCCCACAGAGATAGAGGATCTAGAACGAGAGTCGGTATGATAAAGATTAGTAGAACCTTCAGTTAAATTGTCTGTAGTCTTTGCCGCTAATGCAATATCAAAATCACTATCAAACCCAAGATATTGACCACTCAAGTCTTTAGAAATAGAATCAGGCAGGAATTGGTTTGCGAGTGTTCCTGAAAGAACATTATTTACATTACGATAGAAACTTGGGGGTTGCCCACCAAATAAGGTAGCATCACCCGAGTCAAAAGATACACCAAGTTCAGAGATTGCAAATTTATTACCATCCCAAACAGGCACTCTAGAAACTTCAATGCCCGAATCATCAAAATCGTTTAAATCAAATACACTATACTCTGCTAATGTTAAAGAAAGACGTTTTTGAATCTCATCAATGACAAATCCACTGTCTAGTTTGAGAAATTGTCTATCCCCATTGGCATCCGATAAAAGGATAGAGTTATCTTCCGTAGGATTGCCTAAGGCTGGTTCGGCATTTTCGACATCTAAAAACGTATTTCGATTTGAATCTAGATTATTTACTGACCTACGTTTTACTTTGCCGCTAAGAAGTTTAGCCATTCTGTGACTCCAAGATACCGATTACTGCTTTTAATTTATCTGCTTGAGATGCTTCAAACTTTAATGAACTTCCAGTTGTGATTACCAGTTTACCTGTAGTTGCTTGTGCGGTATCACGACCGGGAATATCAAATTGAGAAAGTAGTTCTACACCCGTTGCTCCAGAGGAATCATGGTACGTGATTGACAATGTATGATCACTATCGGAAGCATTGGTTACTTGTGTGGAAAGTACAATACCAGTGTAATTCGCTGGAGCAGTATAAACTGTCTCAGAGGAATCGCCTACTGATTTTGTAATTGTTCGAAATACGTTTAACTCAGCCATTTATAATTTTCCTTTTTAATCTTCCAGTGCCAGAGAGAATGGAGTTACACGGGCAAACAAACTTCTATCAAAGGCATCACCCTCAATTGTGCCTGTCGATCTTTGGATTAAGAATCCTTCACCGACTCTAAAGTCACCTTTTTGGTCTGTGCTTGTTACAAAACAAAGTCCACCACGATCTGAATCTTGAATTACCTCATCTTCTTGAACTGGCACCCCTCCACGATATGGGAATGCTGTCCTTACATTTGTACCAGTACCAATCCATTCAAAAGTATGACCAGAAGAAGACAAAGCACTTCTTCTATGGAATGTAACTGTGTCAGAATCAGGAAGATTTACTGTTGGATCTTCTAGAAGTTTAATTGAACCTAATCCCGTATCAGAATCATAAGAAGCAGAATCTACGGTAAAGTATTTTGGATCTGACGAGAACTTAATTGCATCAGAAATATTTGGTCGCTGTGTCAGATTTTTCAAAGTAATAGTGTTATCAAGAATATTTTGATCACTATCTACATTTGCTTGATAAAGTGCAGGGGAAACACCTGTCGCCTTCAATCCAATATTACCAAAAGAACTGTTAGAGTTTGTGATAGAGGCAAACCCACCATCCTCTGCCAAGAATCCTACGTCACAGTATACTGTGAATACCGATACCAACTGACAATATCCTTGGTTTTTAAGATAAATCCCTTTACCGCCTTGATTGATTTGCGTAAAGGAGTCGACTACCATAGAACGGATGCCACCTGCATGGTTGCCGTCATTACGAATACCATCACCACCTTGCAATGCATCACCATTACTATCTCTGTAACGGAAGTTACCATCATCAAGTCTGTCTAAATTCGGACCAGTGATAGAGGTACAGTTACGAATATATGGGGAGTTTACAATAATGTTAGAGGAAGAGTCCTCTGCTGGGTTCCATGCAAATACAGCAGATGGTTGTAAGTGATCTCTGAATGTAAAGTCAGAAACATATGCGTTATTATTCACATAGAATAGGTCAGATGTTGGATTTTTTGGTCGAATACTAGTATTTTTTAAGTTATCCCCAATTAAAGAAACGTTCTTAGGAATAATTAGTGGATTATTAATTTTATATTCGCCCGTCTTTACATAAATTGTCGAAGCAATCTCTGGAGCGTCAAGCACTGCCAAATATCTATCACCAATTCCAAACAGTAGTGGAAATTCTTGGTCAATAAAGTCTAGGTTATCTGAAATTAAAGTCGCTCTATTATTTGCGATAGTGTCGATTGCATTATTTAATGCTGTACCAAATACGCTAGTATCTGTAGACGCTGAAGAAATTGGCGTTACCTCTGTAGGTAGAGTGGAAACGCCAGATTCAATTGCGTTCTTAATAATATCAACCAAAGAAGAGATCGTTGTAATTTTACTTGAAGTTGGTTTTGGTAGAGAGCTGTTCTGAGTAGCAGTGTAATCTGAAGGGTCTCCTGTCAAAGTAACAGTTTGATTATCCAATACCTGCTGTACAACTTCTTTTAATCGAACGTATGAATCTACTGTCGCCGCCTTTTGATCATCAGGAATTTGAGCTTCGCCGTCATAATGGAAGAAATCAGCATTTGCTCTAGTACCACTATTGCCCAAATAAACAGCATCATAAGTTAATGCCTCAACAGCAAATCGAATATCTCTTTTACATTTATTTTCATCGTAAATCACCGAACCGAAATTTGATTTGGCATACTCATTAACCTCTTCAGAGATAAAGACCTTATTCGCTAATAAGATATCTCTAGTGCGAGTAGCGTCCGTTTCTGCAGACGCTCCATCAACATAGTAAGTCGTAGTAGGAATAGGGTAATCATTTGCTTCTAATGATCCATCATCGTCATCATCAGCATTATTTTTTCCATTTTGGATAATGTCAATGACTTCAGTCCAATAAGCATCTGCTCTAGTTTGAGCGGTAGGGAATGCAGTCAAATCTGCACTAACTTCACTTTTCAGTTGCGTTAAACTAGAAACAACCTCAGAAAATCCTAATGTGTAAGATCCAGCACGACCTTGGAAAACTCTATTAAAATTGCTATTTAATAGAATGTCAAACCTAGAAGCATCAATATATTCACCCAAGTCTCTTTCTGTCTTATTTCTAAGGACAGAACCTTCAGCGCCATCAGAGTCGATACCTACAGAACCTCTTCTTCTGGCCGCCGCATCTAATGCTTTATCAATCGTTAAGAATGCTTTAGAAAGGCTTGTTCCATCATTACTATCACTACCACTTTTAGAAACATAGAAAACGTTTTCAGTCGTATTTGAATTTTCTAATTCTCGAATAGTGATCGATCCATTTTTGCTCTGCTCAAAGAATACCACACCATCATGAGTGTTGATAGCGAGTTCACCTAAAGATAAATCACTATCAGTAGGTGTGTTCCCAGCAGTTGCGCTTCTTTTGAGTAGAATAGTCGATGCCATTTATATCAAACCTTTATTCTTTATTTAACTTTATTTATAAGCATTAGAAACTACCACCATCAATAGAATCAATATTGATATTAAGTCTGTCCTCTAGTGCGCTAAGATTAGTCGAATCCTGAAGATATAAGTCAACGAGTCTATTAACATCAGCAGAATCAAGGATGTCAAGAATTACTTCGCCCGTCAATCCATTAATACTTGATACACCAATTACAAGTTCACTAAGGTTAGTGAATACAAAGGCACCAGCAGATTCTGAAAATTTTAAATAGGGGAAGTCATTGCTAATGTTACTATCAAGAACATCATTAAGGTCTCTAAGTCCAATGTTGCTTGTATCAATTGGAACACCAGAGGTGATTTTTTTAACTACAATCTCTCTAGCCATTAGAATGTCCCTCCGTTAAGAGTAACATTAGCAGTCTCAAGTATTCTAGCAATATCATCAGAGTCAATAATAAAGTCTGTTGTCACAGAAATTTCTCCAGAATCACTAATGGCAATACCAGAACCTGCACTAAACGCCGTGCGGATATAATCAGAATCAATTAAGTTTAATGCAGATTCAGAATCAATCCCCGAAATATCATTAAGACCTTTGAATACATATTTGTCACTGTCTGCCTTATAGACTAATACATCATCAGTGCCCTGCCCTGTAATATCAACGTCAATTAAATCATCAAGTCTTACAGGAATTAATCTAGTAGTAGCAATAAAGTCTGTTGCCGATCTAGTTGCTGAAGGAGAAAACTCAATAAATCCTTCTACAACTCTTTCTACAACATTTAATGCAGTATTTCTAATCTCAACATCATAGAAATATCTACCAGCATCAATGGTATTTGTAAATGCACCACTAAGGGTCATTCTAATTTTACCAGACGTTGGTGGGTCTGCAATTGCTGCTTCAAATGCATATACCACATTTGAATTGAATTGTTTTCTATATTTTGCTGCAACAGTAAAACCAGTGAGATTACGGGGGTTTTTATTCCCGTCAACTACATCAATCTCAAAGGTTGTATCAGTGCCCTGATCTGCCGCTAGAATAGCATATTCTGCCATTTAAACATTCTTCCATCGATTAAAAAACCAGTCTAAGTTATTTATAATGCATTAATCTTTGTTATTAATTAATGTTTTCACTAAATCTTTTAATTCGGAAATCTCATTTTCTAGCGATTTAATCTTCTGGTTTTCTTTTTGTTTTAAAAGTTTTCGTTGCTTTGCATCAGCAAGTTTGTTAAAGTTAATGTTATGAACAACTCCAGTCTGATCTTTGATCAAATCAGAGTTGCCCTCTACTGCATAATATTTATCTTCTTTCATTATGTTCCTAGTGCAATTGCTCTCAGGTCTCTGATTCTCGGAATCTTAGAGGAGTTCTGAGATTTCATTACGATTTTTAGTTGGAAAGTCGTGAATGGATCAAGAGTTCCACCCAATCCGCCAATGGTATATTCATATTGCCTAAATCTGTTCGCATTCTCATCTGTCTGCGGTAAAGACTCGACAGGTGCTAATGTAAAGTTCTTTGTTTGAATATCATCATCACTACCAGCATTCAGAGTTCTATAGTAAAGTTCAACAGTAGAATTGGCAGGTCTATTCGCTGCTAATAGAACTTTAAGACCGACTGCTGGTTCTGCGATATTGATAGGTCTAGTCAAATGCTTTGACAGTGCGGAACCACCTGCAGCAGCAGTTTCATCCACATAATTGATTGGTACGTTCACTGTAACATCAAGATCAAGTCCTGCTTCATCAGAATCCACTTGATTATCAATCAGATTACTTAGAGCAGTAACAGATGCCTGTTGCATATCAATCACAGGAGTAATAAAGTTGTCTGTTGTGCTAAACTCTGCTTTAATACGAATAGAACCTCGAGGATCAACAGAACCTGCACCTAACAGAGTATTCTCATCTTCTTCAATTCTTCTAGAAGCAATCACTTTAGGTGTATTAAAACTAATTGGTTCAATCGGAGAAATAATCTGAGAGGAGGATAATCCATATTGAGCATTTGTAGAAGCATTAGCAGTTACAAGGGAAGCACCATTTGTAAACTCTGCTGTAAGAGTAAGCGTAGAGTTCGGTAGGACAATCGTTTCAATATTCGGAATGGCAACATTCATAGGAATATTTTGATCAATCTGAACATTATTAGAACCGCCGATTACGGTGCCTGTAGCAGTAGAGTCTGCTTGAATCTGGAACCCAAATCCATCCACTTTCTGAATAGTTCTTTCGCCAATAATACTAGAACCTTGAATACCACCAATCACAGTATCAGAGTCCCAAGCAACATTTGCTCCACTGTCGACTTTATCGACAAAGACTTTGTCATTCACAACAAATCCATGATTAGGTGCTACAATTGTAACTAAGTCAGAACCACTGTCGGTCGAGATTGGATTGCTGCTAAGTCGAATAGTTGGATTCTGTTCATTTTCAAGATATGCAGTTCCAGAAGTTTCAAACACTGCTCTACGTGCACGGAACATCATATCACGTTTTTGATCAGGTGTCCATGTAATAGCATTCTGAGACATGAAGAATGAGCCAAGTGTAGGTTGCTTCAATACTCTTTCGGTATTAGAACCAATCAAGAATCCTTCAACTTCAGCAACATAGACATTATACTCTTGCGTGTTTGCAATCAGAACAAATGCATATTCTGTATTACCAAAGAGGTATAACGGAGATTCAAAGTTGAATGAAGTAGGTGCTGCTCTCACATCCGCCATTGTAGTATTGGAATTTAAATCTGTTGCCACTACATCAGCAGGATCAAGTATAACTACACTTCCTGGAAGAATAGTATCTTGAGAAGGCACACCATTTTCTACAGGGCGGACTTCCAAACGAATTGGAACTGTTGTAGATTTACTTTCAAAATAAACATCAATACCTGTAAGGAAACCACCATTATTATTTTGAATTTGGAAAGACTGAGCGATAGGCTCTCTTCTCTTTCCTCTTCTACCACCCCCTCCTGTGCGTGGTCGTGCCGGCGGTCGAGGTCTTGGCAAAGTAGTTCTAGTAACGTTAGTACTAACATCAATAACGTCAAGGATACTAATAATGTCGCCACGAGCAGTATAAAGTGCTCCTGCGCCAGAAAGTGCATTATCATCTTCATTTACACTAATGTCAAGGAGTTTAACTTCTCTTTCACCAGCATCGAATTGTAAGGTGTCATTATTAGGGATAAAGAATGAACCACTAACTTCACCCAAAGAGTTGGTCACGAGGTTGCTAGAAGTTTGAGGGTGTGAAGTTGCACCAGTATACTCAGCATCTGTCAATGGATCATTAACAGACTTTGGAACATTAAAGTTAGAAAATTCTTCTTGACGGTAATAATCTTGAATATGTTTACCATCAAAGAACAAATAATGCTGTCTATTCGGAGCAAGTTGTGATGCCCTAAAGAACACCTTTCTAGAACGAATAAACGGGAGCAAGTCGATAGCGACAACTCTTTGTCCAACTAAAGTTCTAATTGTAGTTCTTCTTGTTACAGTACGACCATTTCTATTAGTTGTAGTCGTTGTGGAAAGAACTGTGTCTTCAGTGTTGATAAAGTCACCAACCTCAAATTCTTCAGTGAAGTCTGTTCTATCTGTAATTCTGGGGCGAATAATAGACTCAGCACGTGCTCTTAATTCTTCTTCGCTTGGCGGGTCATTTACAATTTCACCAATAGTCTTTACTTCTCTCCATTCGTCGACGGAAGGGGAGAGGACTAAATCTCCAGAGTAAATGATTACATCAAATGGATTTACGTTTTCAGTTTCTGTAGCATCAACTTGATTAATTAATACCGCAGAGTCATAAGCAAGCACCAAGAAATCATTTCTAATTACTGTGTTATTATTCGGTAATGTAGCAAATGTTCTTTCGGAATCATAAAAAAGATTAATATTATTTACTGCAAATGCAGGTAACATCACATTTTTTTCAGCATCAAGGGATGCTCTATATTCTGGATTTAAAATATCGGAGAAAGTTAAGTCTTTGAAGTTATCTGCAAAGAAACCGTTTTTAAATCTATTATTATTGTTTGAGTCAAGAACTTCAATAGAATTTGTTTCAAGTTCAAGTAAACTTAAAGAAACAGTTTCTTCAAGATCATCAATTCTCTTGACAATATCGCCGATATCTCTCATTGTGTATCTACGGTTATCGACTTTATTAACAGTAACATCACCACGATTATCTGTGTAAGCATTCAGTGTGAAGTCATATAACTTCATAGAGTTACCGGGTGTGGCAGGAGACTGTGGATTTACATTAGGTGTCCCCTGAATATATGTGATTTCGTCATTGGCAGTTACAATAAGAATATCTTTTCTAGGAAGATAATAGTCTACGTCTGCAGTGATGAGGTCTCCATTTCTAGGAAGGGCATGTACAAAGGCATTTGTGCCAACAAAGTCACTGTCAAAACGTTCTTTATGACTTCTGAAATCTAATACATTGCGCAGTTCTACAGTAGTACCATTACGCATCTTATGTGTAGGAATATCTTCATAGGTTAAGAAACCAGCATTGATAAGGTCTTTATAAGAATTTACAGAGAAAAAGTCTCCACTTGTTCCATGCTCAAAATAGTCATATTTAACTCTTACAGACTCATTTTCTGGAACAGTTTGCCCAGTTTTGAGAATAACTCTACCATTATCATAGAAGTTGTCTCTTTGACCATTATCTGTTCTAAATCTTCCAGCAATATCATTGCTGTCTTCATCTAAGATCGCTTTAAATGTCTTAATGTCAGAATTTGGAAGTTCCATGAATACAAATCCAGCACCATCACTTTCTAATGTCCCAGTGTGGTCGCTGTCTGTAATGGCAGTTTTCAGTCTTGAAGTTCCAGTCTTCTGTACGTAAGCAAGAACCTCAAACGTACCATCTGCAGGAGATAATCCATTAATGTCTGCAGTGGTCGAGTTATTTGTAATACTAGTAGGAGACTTATGCGCACCACTATCAAGTGCAACATGCCAAAGTGTTGTATCAGAGAAATCTCCACCACCGACTGATGACGTGGAAATTTGAGCTGTGCCCCCTGTTGCAGTAGAAGTAAATTTATGCTGAGTGGTCAGAGTAATATCTGTCAGTTCTTCTGGTCTAATTCTAGGGAAGTTGAAGAATAGATTGTTATTTGCTGCTTCTTTGATTACAGCAATACCACCTTCAAGCACAAGATTACCATAATTATCAGAATCTAATCCGATCGATCTTGCATCTCTAAAGTTATTACTACCGAACATTTTCACATCAAAGATATGGTATCTGTAGTTACCCCCATCTTCTTCTACCGCACGAATTCTAGCAGTACCAATACGATTGGTATTTACAAAATTGCCTCCATCATCTCCACAAGAATCGTCCAACAAGTCCCACTTTTGTAAAGTCTCGATATTTGGAAGACCTTGAATACGAGTTCCTTCATTTTGAACTAGAACATAATGTCCGAAGTTCGCAGGGATCGCTTCATTCTCTTCTACTGCCGTAGTTCTAGCACGGTCGACATCAATTTTAGTTGTTGATTGTCTAGAAATTCTATAACCGTCTACATACGCAATCCCGGGAGAAATATCTAATTCTAATTTAGAAGCATCTGTAGCAGAATTATATTTTACTTCAAAGTCTTTTGCTAAATAATTTCCATTAGTTTCCTTAGTGCGTAGTGCAAGTTCATCACCAATAATAGCGTAGGTATTCTTATCAATCTCTAATTGAATAATACCATCTTGCAGTCTGTTAATTGTGATAAAGTTATCACCAGAATCTAAAAGTTCGTTAGTAGTCAGTGTTAATGTAATTCTATACCTGTCTGCACCTGGAGCAGTTTCATTAGGAATAGTCTCTTGATTATCATAAAGAGTATTTGTATCATTTACTGTGACAATATCTTCCGTGACTTTAAAACCAATATTAGCAGTAGGAGTTCCAGAATATTTTGAAACTAAAATATCTGTTTGTGGGTCAGATTGTACAAAATGTCCTCTAGTAAAGTATGCACCTCTATTCACAGAAGCACGAGTTCCTACACCTACTGCACGGTTTGTTGGACTGTCGGTGGATTGTACAGTAGCAGTTCCACTAGCGCTACCACCAACTTCTGTCAGTGCGTCACCAGCAGAAAAACGAATAGAGGTAGAGTTAGAAGAATTTTGTGATGCTGGAGTTCCTTGTGCTTGTCCTGCACTGATATAATCTACGTAAATGGTATCTGGATCTTCAAGACCAGTAATTAGATTAGTTTCGGCATTTACAATTTTAATAATACGGGCTTGAACACCAGAACTGTTTTGAACAATATCACCTACAGCAAGGTCGTTAATTGCTGAAAGTTTAACATAATCAAACTCATTATCAATATCTAAACCACCCGGTTCAACAACAGAACCTTCTTTAAAAATATTGCGACCAAATCTTGCCAACTCTTCTTGAATAATCGTCTGCATCTGTGTAAGTTCACGAGCTTGCAGCGCACGACCAGAGTTAAACAGTACTCTGTGATAGTGATTACTTGCAGAGAAATCATCTTTATATGTCGTGCTAAAGGTGTTCTCATTAAATGTATTAGGCATTTAAATCTTTTCCTTAGAGTTGAATAATAATTTTTACGTCTTCGGTCTGTGCAGCATCACGGGTAACTGCATCCCGGTTTTCAATATATAGGATTTTACCAGAGAAAGGATCAATCTCACCATCAGAATCAGCGGTAATAGTTGCGGTATTTGCGGCATCTGCTGAATCTTGAATTTCTTCACCAATACCAAAGGGTGTGAATCCAGTATTTTCATTCTGATGATAGTACGCTTTATTAGTTTCAAATTTGTCCACAAATGCTTTACCACCATCAGTCTGACCAACAATTGTTTGATCTGCTGCAATACCAGATACTGGAGAAAGACTGAGGATGTTCAATGCTGATGCATTAGCTCCTGTAAAGTCGGAGTCTGCCGAACTTCTAGAGGTCGGAATTTTTGGGTCCTTAATTACCCCAATTTGCCTAAAGTCCTGCCCGCCAATCAAGAAATCTCCATTTACATCACCAGTAGGTTTAGCATTAAACATTGCTGTTGTTGCTCTCAAATCATTTCTAGGGTCGGCACCTAATCCATTTTTAGCAATAACTGGTCGAATTACAGCGCCAGAACCTCCACCACCAGAAACAGTAACTTCAGCATATTCATATCCAACGCCGAATGGGAAACCTCCGCTAGAATCGTCTACAACTACAGATCCAATCGCTCCACCAGTTGTTACTGACGCTCTTGCTTTAGCATTATTTCCGTTACCCACAATAGTGATTGTTGGGGTAGAAGTGTATCCAGTCCCTGCAGTAATTACATTATATCCAACAATAGAACCTGCCACAGCTGCATCCTGAACATCTTTTTGAGATTGCGGAATTGCTGCCAAGTCATTTGCAGAATCTACAAATTCTACAGGAATAAAGTTAGCAGTAGCAAATTTATTTAAGTTCGAAGCAGTTACAGTGTAAAGATATTTCCAAACATATCCATCGGCAAGAGGTTGAGTTGCCCCAGAAATTGTAGTTCCAGTACCAATAGTATCTGGGTTTACAGTGGATACAACAGAGTTGCCATTAGCATCCTTACCTTGACGAATACAAAGATAAACACGGTTGGATTCTGTAAATACATAATACTGCCCGTTTTGAGTAGCAGTTTGATCATCACGGTATGCACGGTAAGTCGTACCACTCACCCAGTTATACCTTGAAACAACAAAACTCAAATCAGTTGTTTTAATGATAGACTGAAGGTTTGACCTAAAGTTTCTTTCTTCACGATCAGCATTTACAGTTGTCGTAGGTGGAGTGTCAGTCGTATTCCATTCATCAGACTTAGCATATCCAATGTAATAATTATTATCAGAGTCTGCTAAATCTGTGATCAAAGACCTGATCAGCTGATTTTTAAAACTATTTGTTACGATTGCTGCCATTTTTTATATTTGCCTTAAACAGTAAATGTGATAATGTTGGTAACTGAGTCGCCGGAATATGTAGTAATCCAAGAGGTCAAGTCTTGACTCCAAACAACCTCTAAAGTAGTGTCTCGATACAATCTTACATTGTGCGGCAATCCTGCACCAGCTAACCTTCTATGCCGTAAACCACCCGAAGGACCAGTAGAAGTGAAAGAAATGATATTATAATCACTTGCACTATTGTTAATTATCTTTTTCTCTCCGTCAAATTTACCTGCTTCCATAGTATATGTTTGAGGGGTCGATCCTGGATTAAGAATAATAACAGTTTCTTGCTTATCCGAAAGTGGATTTGCTGTAGAAGATAAAATTAAGGTGCTATGATTTACAGCTCCATCAAGGGTAATAGTTCCAGTGCCTTTTGCTTGCAGAATTAAGTCTACATCTGGGTCATCACCTACTGCTGCGATTGTAGGACTAGAATCTTTTGCAGTTAATTGAATATAGTTCTTTGGAGTACCTACGGTTGTGAGACCCAAAATTTCGTTATCTGCACTATCAAGAATTGTACTATTAATTCTAGGAGTAATCAAGTTTAAATTCTTGAATGTAGATTTATTTACATCAATATTGCTGGTTCCAGAGGTAATTGTCGATTGATCTAACAATGTCACCCAATTACCAGCATGAGCATAGTATGCTTTGCCCGTATTATGTACATGGGCGAACATTCCATGATAAGAGTCTGCTCCAGGAAGATCACTAGAATCACTAAAGACATTACCAAAATAAACTTTAGCGGCCGATCCAGCAGTGGAATCATATAAATCAATTACCCTAATACCACCCCCAAGGTCTTCAATGGTAGGAATAACACCTGACTTGTTTTCTAAAGTTAGAGTTCTTCCGGAAGAGATGGGATTTTCAAATTGAAGTTTAGTAGTATGTCCAGAGTCATCTGTGAAGACGATGCCGTCGTCATCGAAGGTGATTGGAGAACCCAAAGAATCAGCAGAGGTTCCGAATGCTGTATAGAGTTCACTAAAGTTATCATTGATCTTACCAGCAGCCGAACGCAGAGTATCCCCTGTTCCGTCGTTTGCACTTGATCCTCTGTTAATCGGTTTTCTAGCCATTTGACCTTCTCATTGATTTAGTTTGTTAATATTTATACAGAAATTTTAAGGTGTGCCAGCATCAGAATCAAAATAGAATGGGAATACATCCTCATCTGTTGTCTGGATTGTGTCAGACATAAGAATAATAGTTCCGGAAGATGCAGAATCATCGAATGTCGGCGAATTAGTATTAAGGATATCAGCAATAGAAGCATAGTTATCATAGGAATCGCCAATACTGCCAAAGGAGTCTTGATAGAAGTTAATGCCCCTATCAAGGTAGAATCTTGCGCCACTATCACCCATAGAAACAATATCACTATCAATACCTGTGATATTAAACAGCACAGTAGTTTCGATAAATGCCTCAGAAGCAATCACAACATCTTCTGTCTCTGTAGCGAGAAGATCAGTAACCGTGGGCATGGTTTCTGGAATTTGAGAGTTTTCAGGAATAGTTTCGAATACAACTTCAGAGAAGATATTAAATCCTGCTGGGTGCAAGTATGCTTTATAGTAATCAAACCAAAGACTTCTAGGAATGTTACTTCTGATTAGAATAGAATAGATTTGATAAAAGAAAGAGTCTTGAATATATCTTAATGATTCGGCACCAATGTTACTCTCCCCGACAATAAATGTATTATTTTTTGGAAAGATTTGAGTTACATCTTCTTGAAAGAAATATCTAAAGAATCCATCAACAGCAACGCTCGTGCCCTTAGACCTATAAAATCCTGGAAGAAGTTGATAAGCAAATCTGGGTGCAGGGAATGTCTCTTTATCAATACCCGGGACTCGCTCTTCAAATAATAAATCTAAGAACTTTTCTTTAGTAGAACCTGCTTCTTTTGCATAAAAGATATTTTTCAAATCATGAGAGGGTTGCCCATCACTATCAAGGTAATCATAATATGCTTTTAGAAAAGAAATCAGTTGAGGGTATTGTTCTTTGAAATGTTCAGGTACAACAGTATCAACCTGCGACTGATACATATTCGCATTGTTACGATTAAAGTCTGTTGTAGTTCTTACATTACTCATTTTAGTTAGTCACACCACTTACTGCATTTGCCGAGTTTGTATCAGCAGATGCTGTCACAATGTTTGTCCCCAATACAATAACTGTATTGCGGAGAGGTTTAACATCAGAACCATCTGCTGGGACCGCATTAAGCCCAATATAACTCTGACCAGAAGAAATGCTATCAGGTTTAAACGCAGAAAGAGTTACAGTTCCTGTAGATGGAACATAACTACCAATATTATCATTTACAATATTACCATCAATATCTACGATTTGCAGAACAGTAGAGTGTCTTACTTTATTTCTAATAGTGCAAATTCTATTATTAATTACAAATCTTTCGCTAGTAATCGAGGGTGCTACCATTTGTGGTTCTTGAATAGTATTCAAAAAAGATATAGTGTAATCTGTAGAGACAAACTCATTTGTATTTGAGTTCTTAATTGGAATAAATCTTGATTGCATAGTCACAGAAATATCAGAGGACAAAATACTTGGGTCAGAACCATCAATAGTAGTGCTTAATGCAGAACGTCTAAATGTAGAATTAAATAGACCTAAGTTATCACTAAAGTATTGCGCAATTGCAGAACGAATTTTGTTTTCAATACCAAGTTTAGTTAAGTTAGTTGCAGAAGTATCATACTTAATGCTTGTATTGACATTTAAGTAGTTGTATGCAGGTTCAACAAATTCAGCATCAATAGAAATAATTGAAAGTGGATCAGTGAGATTAGTTCTGATTAACTGCTGCAGTGCTGTTTTTTGCGCATCAGTTGCAATAGTATCTTCATAGATAAGTGAAATCATAACTTTACCAAACTTGCGGGGAACATTGTCTTCTCCGCCCCATGCATTAATAGATTTAATGCCCGGAACAGCATTTGCAATCACACCCACATAATCGTTCGCTGCAACTAATCTATTTTGCGCAAGATAAGAAAGTGGTGCATTTACTCGAATAGATTCAATTGATTCTTTGTTAGAACCAAAAGAAGACTTTGCATTCAAGCTTGTGATAAGATTATAAGATGTTCCTGCTACAGAAATCGTTGGAGCAACTGGAGTAAAGACAGAGGCGCCGTTTGCTGCAAGTCCATTAGTGCTCAGGTATGTAATACGGATAACCTCTCCACGCTTAGGATTCTTCCCTGCAATGCCACCAACACCAAAGTTAAATTCCCAATACCCATTATAAGTTTCTAATGGAAGGTAAAGTGCTGTATTAGCATCTACTGAAGAAATTACATTACCACCAGATGTAGCATTTGCACTAAAGTATGTTGTGAAGTTATCGGAATTAATATCATCATAAACTTGAACGGCAACAGTAGACAAATCCAAGTTTTCATCAGGAATAATATATACCTGTCTGTCTGCTTGTGGGTCTGCCAAGAATGTTTTTACAGTCAAGTCACCTTCATAAACTGTGATATACGGATTACCGATGGCATCTACAAAGGTGTATAACCCCTGCCCATTATTAGCAGCAGTATAATCAATCAATGTCCTGAATGTATAAGTAACACCTTCAACTTCTGTTGTAAATGCTGTGCCAGCAGGGAGTGTAATAGTGTCGGGTTGCGTTCCTGTAACAGCAACTTGAACAGTCAGTCTAGCATTAGAAGAAGTCTTTGATCTAGGAATATAACCAAAAGCAAGAGAGTGGTTAACCAAAGATGTCCTGAGTTGTGCAGTTGGCAGGAATGTTTCATTCAATGCAAAGTTTGCAATCAGTCCATTCAAGTGTGTATTGTATGCCAATACATCAATAATCGAAGACAAAGCAGAACCTTCAAAGTCATAATCAGCAAACTCTGTTTGGTTTCCGAGATATGAACGGAGTGATGCTTTGATATTGTCAAAGTCTAAATCAGATGATTTAATTGTAGTTGCCATTTGTTCTATCTAATCCTTGAGATTGCTGTATCTAAAACCACTAACTCTTGTGTGTTGATTACCCTGAAAGTAATTCTAGCATACACTGAATTTCTATCAGACAAATCTAAAATTTCTACATCTTCTACTACTGCCCGAGGTTCATACTTCTCAATAGCAAAACGGATGTTCCTAGCAAGAGTAATGGACATTGTTGTTTCTGTCACATTTTCAAATAATAACGCTCTAATATTTGCGCCAAAATAAGGCTGAAAAGGTTTCTCACCAAAGTCAGTTTGTAAGATTGTCTTGACTGATTGCTTTACAGCAGCAGCATCTACTTTCTTATAAACATCACCTGTAGTCTTGTTTGCAAAGGTTAAGTCAAGGTCACTGTATGGCACATTACGACTGGTCGCAACTGTGCTTCCTACATTAATATTAGCATCTTCAAATGATAAATTTCTTGTTACAGCCATTAACTTACCCTAGTATATTCTTTTTTTATTTATAATGAAAACTGACCGATTCCATCTTGAACCAGTGTCCTGAAGTTGTAGTCAGTCCTAACATTGCGGTCAAATACACCCTCATAAGAACTATTCACCTTTGGCATAATCACAATGATCTCGGCATTGACTGGAACTTTAGGGTCAACAGTATCATAGTGCAAAATCATTTGTTGGAACAAGTGATTGTCTTTCCAGTACATTGCAAGTTCAAATGTCTTGGAAGGGTCATTTTTACCAGCAGCATCTTGAACTTCATAAACAACTACTCTGCCTTTTGTGGCAAGGTCTCGAATAGCATTTGGTGTATACGACTCGTTTTCATCTAACTTAACAAGACCTTCAGTTACTGCAAGAGTATGCTTGCCAAATCTACCTTTGTTTTCTCTGAACCCTAAAATCAAAGGGACATGACAATAGAACTGTCTTGCTAGTTGTTCTCTTTCACTAGAACTAGGAATGTGATTAAGTGTTGCTCTAGTTCCCGGTGCGTTTACAAACTTAGATAAAGGAATGCCCGCACCTAACAATGTTCCTGCATTCACATCAGAGAACTTAGAAGTGTATCTTGTGTCAGGTAGAATACTTAACTTACCAATGTCTTCTTTGTATCTGTTTTGAATACAAATACTATTCAGTTTTTCAATACCATACTTTACTGTTGCCTGTTTAGGTAATGCTCTTTTGAAATCATATGGATAGACATTAAAGTATGCCTCGCTCATAATATTTTGACTAATAGCAAAATCAATAAAGGCAGCATCATTCCTATAGTATCCATTTCTAAGTCTGGACCTAACATGCTTTGTTGTAATGTTGAATGCATTTATTCTCATCTGCGTCCTCCGGGTGGCCATGACGTGACTGGATCTGCTGCTCCTGCTCTAGTTGGAGTTTCATCATAATGAATACCCCAAGAGTAAT